TCAGCAGCAAAGTCCACCAATAAACCCCAGTATTCGGATTGTATGATTACGCTTCTTTCTAGTTCCAATACTCCTTTGGTAAGATTTAAGTTTTATGATGCTTTTCCGACATCACTGACCAATATCGTTCTATCGACAACTGAATCACCGGATGATATCATTACTGCTGATATGACTTTGCGGTACTCCTATTTCGATCTCGTTCAAGTTTAAACAACAGAGGTTTTATTATGAAAAAGTTGGATGAGATTTTGTTAATGTGGGAAAAGGATTCGGTGGTTAATTCTACTGAAATTGGTGTGGAATTATTGAACATTCCCAAGTTACATTCAAAGTATCTTAATATTCTTTCTCATTATCGATTATTGATCAAAGAGATTGATATTAAGTATAACAAGTTGTTGATGTTGAAATACGAATATTATCAGGGATTACTTGATCCTGCTGAATTAAAAGCTAGGGGTTGGGTTCCTTTAGGACAGAAGTTGATGAAGACTGAGATTCCTCGATATTTGGAAGCAGATGATGATTTGATTAAACTTGCATTACAGAAGAAGTTATATCAGGAAGTAGTGGATACTTGTGAATCTATTATGAAAGAGATCAATAATCGAGGATTTCATTTGAGAAGTTATTTGCAGTGGGAACAGTTTATTGCTGGAGTGAATTAGAGACACTAAATAGATATCAGTGAGATAAATTAGAGGAAGTGATTTGAACCCCGATATCTTTATTCACAAGATTGATGAATCGTTCATGAAGGTTGAATGTGAACCTTCTATTGCAAAGGAACTGGAAGATTATTTTTCGTTCTATGCTGAAAATTATCGGTACCATCCTAAGTTTAAAGCTAGGGTCTGGGATGGAAAATTATTTTTGTTTAGTTCTAGAACACACCTAATCAACGTTGGTCTTCTTGGTCACTTTCCAGATTTCTGCAAAGAACGTCATTATTCCTTGGGTATAGATGAAAGACTTCTGTTGACCAATGAATTCTCCATTCATGAAGCAAAAGAGTTTGTCAAAACCTTAAACTTACCTTTAGAAGTTCGTGATTATCAACTGGAATCTTTTGTTAAAGCAATTCGCAACAAAAGACGTATCATTATTTCCAGTACTGGTTCTGGAAAAAGTCTAATTCTGTATCTAATTGTTCGTTACTTGCAAACCATTAAATCCAAAGGTTTACTGATCGTTCCAACGGTATCTTTGACGCAACAGATGTTCAAAGATTTTCGCGATTATGGTTATGATGCTGAAAAGTATTGTCACGTAATCTATTCAGGAAAGGATAAAGTTTCAGATAAGTTTCTGTATATTTCAACGTGGCAGTCCTTAATTAATATTAAAAAAGGAAATTATCTTGATAAGCAGTATTTTGAACAGTTTGATTTTCTTATAACGGACGAAATACATTTAGCGACCGCCGCTAGTTTAACTGCTATTATCAATGCGTGTACTAAAGCAGAATATAAAATTGGTGTAACTGGTACCTTAGCAGATAGTAAAGTAAATGAACTTGCTCTGATTGGATTAGTTGGTCCAATCTATCGAGCAACCACAACTGCTGATTTGATTGAAAAGAAATATCTAGCAGAGTTCTCAATTAAGTCTTTGATACTTAAACATCCAGAATCCATCTGTAAAGCATCCAAGAAGTGGAGTTATCAGGATGAGATGAATTATCTGATCTCTAATGAGAAAAGAAATATCTTCATCAAGAATCTTACTTTGTCGCTTTCTGGAACTACTTTATTATTGTTTCAGTTTGTCGAGAAGCACGGAAAGATTCTTTTTGAGATGATTCAGAGAGAAGCAGAGAAGAATCGTCGGGTATTTTTTGTTTATGGTGGAACTGATGTAGAGGTTCGTGAATCAATTAGAGCAATTGCAGAGAAAGAATCTGATGCTATTATCATTGCGTCTTATCAAATCTATTCAACGGGAATAAATTTAAAGAGTCTACACAACATTATTTTTGCATCACCTTCTAAATCTAGAATTAGAAATTTACAGTCGATTGGTCGTGGATTAAGAATAGGAGAAAACAAAAAGAAAGCTACTTTGTTTGATATTGCTGATGATTTAAGAGTGGGTGAACATGTAAATATTACCTTGAAACATTATCTGTTGCGGTTGAAGATTTACAATGAAGAAAGATTTCCTTATAAAACTTATACGGTGGAATTAAAATAATGACTGAAGAAAACAAAACAGAAACTGAAGAAGAATACCATTTTGTGATTAAGGTGGTTCGATTAAAAACTGGTGTAGATATCATTGCTGTCTGTAGAACCGATGATGAAACTGGAAATTTAATTTTGGATTCTCCAATGGAAATTGTTCTAGATCGTTCTGATGATGCTGAACAGAGTATCTTTTTACGTCCCTGGTTACCTATTGAAATTATGGATTATGCAATTTGTATGATTGAACCTGAAGATATTCTGACGACCTTCTATGTAAAAGATGATTTTGACGACTACTATTTTGGACTTGCACAAAGAATGCACAAACTAATGGAAGAGAACAATGAAAAATTTGATGATGATTCTGAAGAAGAGGAAGAAAATTCAGACATAGCTTTGCCGACCACTACTGTAGATTTAGCTGCATTTGAAAAACTAGAGGCACCTAAAAACAAGAAAAAATTTAACTAAATCTAGATTACCCCCGAAGGGGCTGCTGAAGCGAAGCGGAAGCAGGTATAGCAGTTAATTAGGAACCTGTAGTTATCTGGTTCCTAATTTTTTATCTAGAAGTTATTTGGTACCAGTGGTTATCTAGTTATTGCTCCCTTTGGTCGCAAGTCCACTTCGTGGACAGTTTCTGTTTTTTGGTTAATTTATATCTAGCAGTTATCTAGTACCAGTTGTTATCTAGATATTTCTTTAATTCCGCTCCTTTCAGTCGCGGGTTGCTTCGCAACAACCTTGTTTTTAACTACTTCTAGTAACCAGTCACCAGTCATTATCTATTTTAAGATGCACTCTGAGAAGTCTTTGTATAAACCCTCGAATATTTGTATTGTTTCATACTTTTGAAGTTATGTCAACAACTTTCTGAGGTTTCATTGATCTAGACCTGAAAAACTACCCCTTGACATCCAGAAAATCCTGTGCTATACTATTTCCTGTATTTTTAGGAGAATCTAAATGAAGAAGACTGTTACTCGATTTGATCTTGAGAATCAAATACATAGTGCTTGGAATATTTGTTCTGATTTAACATTGTTTCTAGAAAATTATGACGAATTGACCGAGGATGAAAAATTAAATGTGTTGATTGGAATAGGAGAGTTAGCTGAGTTGAGGTTTAAGAAATTATGGTCAACTTTTGAAGATTTGGTGCATACTGGGGTCATGGATAAAAATAATGTCTAGGGAAAGAGTAGATTACATCAATAACAAAGATTTCTTACAAGCTTTGATTGATCATAAGGAAAAGTGTCGAATAGCAGAAGAATCTGGTTTACCGGAACCAAAAACTCCAGATTACTTGGGACTTTGTTTTATAAAGCTTGCAGAAAATATTTCCCACAAGCATAACTTTTCGGGCTATACGTTTCGTGATGAGCTTGTTGCAGATTCGATTTTAAATTGTCTTCAATATTACAAAAACTTTGATCCAGAAATTTCCCAGAATCCTTTTGGTTATTTCACTCAGATTATCATGTATGCTTTCTGGAGAAAGATTGCTCACGAAAAGCGACAACTATATATAAAGTATAAAGCAACTGCTTCTGCTGGTATTCTGGATGATCTTGATCTTTTCCAAGATTCTGATGGACATGTAATTCCTTTTGAACTTTATGATAATATTTCAGAGTTTATTCAGAAGTATGAAGAAGCTGCTGAAAAGAAGAAACTAAAACGTGAGCAAGCAAAGGAACTTAAAACTGCTAAAGAACTATTTGCACTAGAAACTAATGAGGAATCTTTTTAAGATATGAAGAAGATTAGAAACTTAACGATGTCACATCGATGGTATTCAAAGAGAAATAAGATTGCAACTTTTTTGCGTCGATTTGGATTTCGACCTGTAGAATATAGAGTGGAAAAGAATTCTGAACCATACCCCTTTATTTCTGTTAAATTTTGAGGAAAATGTAGATGAACGATAAAATGATTGAACTAGCAACCAAAGCTGGATTTCCTGTATCAACTACTGATACTGCTAATTTTTCCTACAAAGAAAAGTTTGGACTTTTTGGTTCAACTGAAGTATCCTTAGATTCTGAGATCGAGAAGTTTGCTGAGTTGCTGTTTGA